AAGAGCAAGCTGGTTTAGGTTCTGAAACAGAAGTTATGTCAGAAAATTTGATACCAGAGCGTGATGAAGACGGAAACATTATTAGAGATGAAGATGGTGACATAGTTTACAGACCAGCTAGACGCATAGACCAAGAGACTACTGACACTCCTAATTTAACAAGAGGGCCTACTACACCTGCTGTTGGAACAGTTACTTTATCAGAACCAGAAACAATTAAAGCAAATGAAAATCAAAATGTAGGAAAAGATTCTTCAGTAACGCTTGAAGAAATGGAACAAAATTTAACAGTGTTAGGGGGTAATGCAAGTTGGATATGGGATTATTGGAATAGTTATAGAAGAAGCGTACAACCAAATAACGTAGCGAGAGGAAGACGAAGAAAACTATCAGCTACTCCAGTTACTGAATATAATACTGTTAGGTTTGATAGTAATGGCAATATAGTTAAAGACAGTGACGGAAAAACTATTGTTGACACTCAGCCTATTTATGACGATGACACTTTAGATACTTCAGATACAGATGCTCAAATAATTGAACTCCATAGGCAGTTAAACGAGCTTACTAACGATGGAAAGAAACCTTTTTCTGAGTTAACCACGCAAGAAATTAATGAGTTTACTAGGCTGTACGATACTATTGACACCTTAGAATATGGGGTAAATCCTCCTACTCCTCCAGACCCACAAGATTCCGCTGCAGAAAAATTCATAGCCGTAAAAAGAGCGCAAGAAGCTGGTCTTGCTCTTGTGGATGGTCAACTTGAATTACCTATGGATTACGGATTAAAAGACGCTAAAGTAGTTGCATATATTAAAGATTTGCTTTCTTTTTTAAAATTAAAAAACCCACCCATTGTTCTTTCTTCTGAAATAATTCAAAACTTAGAAGCCGCTGGCATTTTAGATGACGTTTTTAAAAAGGTACTTGGTGCAGAAGTAATACAAGACAGTGGCGTTATTGATGCAACTAAGAATTTTATTGACCCAAATACTTCTGCTCTTGGTAGAGCTATTAGGCTTAAAGATGGTAGGACACTTATTTTAATAAGGCCCACGCAAAATACTTTGGGTTTAGGTTTAACTTCTGCCCATGAAATAGGTCATGCATTTGTTAATGAGTTTAAAGATACTCTTTTAGAAAATTCAGAAATACGAGATCGTTTATTTCGGGCTTTTCAAAATGACCCTAGTTATGATTTGTTGATGCAACAATATCAAGATGAAAGTAAAGCTTTTAATGAGTTTTTTGCTGATCAAATAGCTAAAAGAGCTACTAAACGATTTATTAATCGTAAGCCAAAAAATATTGTAGATCGTGCTTTTAAAGATTTTATAAGAGAAATGAGAAAGTTTTGGAGGCAAGCTTCTGCACGTTATCAAGAACGTTGGGGTACTCCGCTTAACCAAACATTTGAAACTTTTATAGATACAGTTGTAGAAAGTCGAAAAAATACAGACCGAATTAAACCTGATTATTGGGTTGAAAAACGTTTTATTAAAAAACTAAATCAACAAACCCAACAAAAAGGTGGTACGGAATTAGAAAGAACCGTATCAGCTGTAAAACAAATTGCAGATCGTATTCTTAATGGCGAAGAGATTAAACCTGTTTACAATCTTTTATTTAGTGCAGATAGTTATTTACGAAGGATTGCTTCAAGCGCAATTGCAGACATATTCTATGTAAGAGCGCAACAAGGTAAATCTCAACGGGAATCAGGGGCTACTGTTTTAGGAATGGTCCCAGAAATAGGCAGAGCAAGACAACGTTTAGAAAGTTTATTTTTAGATACTGTCGGTGATCCAACAGACCCTGCAATAGTTGAAGCAATACAAGAAGCAGAAAATGAAACTTTTACATATGACCAGTTATCTGATCAAGCAAAAGCGGTTAGGGATTTTTATAAAAAAGTATTTAATGATTATATAGCCCCAAGTAACACAAAAATTGGGCAACGTGATAATTACACTCCTGTAATATTAGATTTAGAAGCAATAGCTTCTGATCCTAATGCATACTTAGAACTTGTTTTAAGAGAGTCTGGACAACTAGATAATAAACAAGCTAAGAATGATGTTAAAAAAGCAATTATTGAAATGATTGAACAAATGGATAATGTTCAAAATTTAGCCGAACAGTCTGTATGGGAGCCAAACCCACAAGCAGCTAGACAAAGAGGCCGTAAACTAACTGCTCAAGTTAATGCTAAAGCTTTGCGTGATGCTGGTTTTTTACGTAAACCTGATGAAACAGTAACTGAATACATCAATAGTGTTACAAAACGAGTTGAATGGAATCGCCATACTAAAAATGAAAAAGGTCAGGATATTCTTGGCCCTGAATTAGAAAAGTTGTCTCCTAAAAATAGAGAAAAAGCCCGTGAAATAATTGAAACATATCTTGGGTATCAAAAATCTCCTATGAATCCATTTTGGAGAAACGTAAATTCATGGGCGCAAGTAATTCAGTTTTACACTATTTTACCTTTTGTAACATTAGCTAGTTTTACTGAATTAGCAGGGCCAATGATAGCTTCAAAAGATTTTGTTGGTTTAACTTCTGGTTTGAAAGAAATAATTAACAGTATAAAAAACTACAAAGAGGCTGAAATTTTTGCAAGAGATATTGGTGTTATTGCTTCAGAAACTGTAGCGACTGTTTTTTTAACAGAATCAGAACGACAATTTTTGTCTCCTGCAGCTAGAAAAACTTCTGATTTCTTTTTTAAATATACTGGGTTAAATGTTTTTACAAAATTTACTCGTATTTTTGCGACTAATATGGGGATTAACTTTATTATTCGACACGCTGATCCAGCAACAATGAATGATCGGTCATTGAGATATTTAGATGAATTAGGTTTAAAACCTGATGAGGTTAAAGCATGGTTAGCTAGTGGTAGAGATATGTCCACAGATGTAGGGGTAAAAGTTCGTGATGGTTTAACCCGTTTTGTAGAAAGCTCTATTCTTAGACCTAATGCAGCAGAACGACCAATGTGGGCTTCAGACCCAAGATTTGCATTGATTTGGCAGTTAAAATCTTTTTTCTGGGCCTATGGCAAAGTAATTCTTGCAGGGGGAGCTAGAGAAGCTCGTACTAGATTAAAAGAAGGAGATACTGCAGCTGCAGCATATTCTTCTACTGCTGGGTTTCTTGCATTAGCTGCTTTAACAACTTTACCTTTAACTATGCTTGGGCTTGAATTACGTGAGTATGCTAAGAATGGGTTAGCTTGGTTACTACCAGGAGTAGAAGCTTCTGATAAATACTTTAGGACAGATCGTATGGATTGGTCTGAATATATGGCTGAAATAGTAGATAGGTCGGGTGTATACGGTCCTTTTACTATTTTAAATATGATGCAACAATCAAGTGAATGGGGTCGATCCCCTATATCGCCATTATTAGGACCTACTGCAGAAACTTTAGAAACAATTGCAAAAAACGGTTTTAATATAGGAAAAACTTTAGAACAACGGTTAATACCTATTTATAATCAACTTTAGGGTATACAGGAATAGAACATGGCATATTCAAGCACATTAAATTTAGTCACGGGTGATACGTTACCTGAGTTGACGTTTACCCTGAAAGACTCTACTACAGCAGCAACAGGGCAAACACTAGACTCTAGTGACAGTGATACTTGGTCAGCAATTGCGTTGTCTGGAGCAACGGTTAAGCTACGAATCAGAGAAGTAGGTACGACTACGGTGCTATCTACTTTGACATGCACAGTAACCAATGCAACTGCAGGGCAAGTAACTACTAACTTTCCTGCTGGCACACTGACAAAAGAAGGCACATTTGAAGGCGAGATAGAGATTACCTTTTCAAATGGTGGCATACATACTGTGTATGATCTGGTTAAGTTAAAGGTTAGGAGCGATTTCGATTGAGTAGCAAGGTAACAATTACCTTTCAGAACATTCAGGCAGAGATTACGTATGCTCAGCCACAGGGACTATTGGCCTATCAAAACATACAGATGGTTGATGTCCGGCTCGATCCAGATTCTTTAAACCAGTATTTTGCTGACTCATTTGGTTTTAGTGATGCGCCTGTATTTGCGTACAGTAAAGCGGTGGCAGATAGCGTAGGCATAGCTGATGCTCCTGTTATTAACGTGGGCAAAGCGTTAGCTGATTCAGTTAGCATGAGCGATTCTTTTAGTCCATTACTGAATATCATTAGAACATTTAGTGATTCTGTCAGCATGGGCGACAGTATTTCACCGTTGTTAACTATAGGGTTACCGCTTTCTGATGCGTTTACAGTAGATGAAGTGTTTGATAGCCAAACAGTTCAGTCAATACTTAAACAGAATGTGGTGGGGATCAGTGACGTTTTAACAACTTCCGTTGGTAAAGCACTGGCTGATTCAGCTAATATATCGGAACAAATATCTTTTAGTTACGGGCAAAATTCGTTAGCTGATAGCGTTTCTATGGCAGAAGCACTGTCAATTAATTATGTAAGTGGTACTCTTTCACTTTTAAACAACTCAACCATGAATACGGCAACGTTTAATGGCTAGGAGCAAACAATGATTTCAGATGATTTAAACATGAAAGGTCGATTAATTATTCGTTTGAATGATGAAATCGTCCAAGAGGTTGATAACCTAGTGGTTACAGCTGGTAAAGGCTACGTTGCTTCCCGTATGAAAGATACGAGTGCAACGGCTATGAGCCACATGGCAGTAGGCACAAACAACACAGCAGCTGCAGCAGGTCAAACTGCATTAAGCGCAGAAGCAGCTAGAGTTGCTTTGACTAGCACTACTGTTAATACAGGGGCTGGCACAGTAACTTATGTAGCTACCTTTGGTGCTGGCACAGGTACAGGTGCTTTGGTAGAAGCAGGTATATTAAATGCTTCTTCTAGTGGCACAATGTTATGTAGAACCGTGTATACAACTATTAATAAATCTAGTAACGACTCGATGACAATTACTTGGGTAATTACTGTCTCGTAAAGGCGTAAGAGCATGGGCGTAAAGTTTGCAAATAAATTTAGCACTACGCTATCTGCAGGGATAAATAACTCTGTTACGTCATTGTCGATTGCTAGTGCTACAGGTTTTCCTACCATTAGTGGTGGGCATCATGCTTACGTTACTTTAGACAACGGTGACGGTACTACAGTAGAAGTTGTTAAAGTAACGGGCATATCTGGAACTACATTAACAGTTACTCGCGCTCAAGATGGTACGAGTGCAGCGGCTTTTAGTGCAGGAGCGAAAGCAGAAATACGGATGACTTCTGCGCTTTTACAGGATGTAAAAGACGAAGGACCAGATGACACGGTGTTAAAGGTAGATCAAGGTAACAATCGGGTAGGTATTCTTAACACATCTCCTGACGTTTCACTAGACGTAGGCTCTGCTACCGACTCGATGCATATTCCTGTGGGTACAACAGCACAAAGACCTGGATCTGCTGCCGCTGGATATTTCCGATTCAATTCTACTGAAACCCAGTTTGAAGGATATGATGGGTCTGATTGGGGCGAGATTGGGGGTGGTGGAGCAACGCTGGCTGTAGACAATTTTACAGGTGATGGCTCAGATACTACGTTTACTTTAGGTGCTGACCCTTTAACTGAAAATAACACAGACGTTTACGTTGACGGTGTTTATCAGTTCAAGAATACGTATTCGGTTAGCGGAACAACACTAACGTTTTCAGAAGCTCCTGCGAATGGAGCTTTAGTAGAAGTAATGCGTATTTCAGCTTCTACCGTGACTATTGGTACACCAGATGACAATACGGTGTCTACTGTTAAAATTGTTAATGATGCAGTAACTCAAGCAAAGATTGCTGATGATGCAGTAGGTGCAGATCAGTTGGCATCAAATGCAGTAGTAACTGCTTCTATAGTTGATGCAAATGTTACAACAGCGAAAATTGCAGACGGAAGCGTAACATCTGCAAAATTAGCAGCAGGGGCTGGTGGCGCATATAACAACTGGTCAGTAAAAACAGGGGCTTATACAGCTGTAGCTAGAGATCAATTAATTGTGAACTCAGGGTCAGCTGTTACAATTACATTACCATCTGGTCCGTCAGCAGGAAATAGCGTTACTGTGCATAATGCAGGAGCAGGAGTAGTTACTCTTGGTAGGAATAGTTCAAACATTAATTCTACTGCTGACGATGGTGAGCTTACAACAGGGTTATCAACACAATTAGTTTATGTCGATGGGACTATCGGCTGGAAGGAGGTTTAAAAATGCCTGTTAAATTAGGTGGCTCAACAGGAGGAGAAGCAACAGAAATGACGTTAACCGCTTCTGGAACGGTATCGGCTGGTGATGGCATTGTTATACAGTCAAACGGTAAAGGCAAAAAAGCGGCTGGTAATATTAGTGATGGTGTTCAAACTAGCGCAGCCAGTTGGAATCATAGTAATAGTTCAACTTGGTATCCTTTCGGTGATTTATATCGTATGGATGCAGAAAATCAGAGAGCCGCTTGGATACCCCATACGTTTAATCATTCTAATGGAGGGGTTTATATCTATCCTATGACCGTTGCTACTACTGGCGCTTTTGCGGCTTTTAGTTCAAACGCACTTTTAGGAAATATGGGTCCAGGAGACCAAGTAATTTTAGATGCAATTTGGGATCAAACTAATACAGCTTGGTTAGTTGCATTAAGAAACTCAAGCGATCAGTTACAGTTTGCAAGATTTAAAACATCAAATGGCACTACTGGTACGACCTACATGTCTACAGGAACAGCAGACCCTTATGCTACAACAGCAAGGTCATACCACGGTGTTTTAGTAAAGGATACTTCTGGTCGAATTTATTACTGTTGTAAAGGAGGCACTAATGATTATGGATCAAGGGTGCAACAAATTAATTATTCTTCTGACTCTACGGCAGCAGATGCTGCTACGTTAGGGACAGCGGTTACTACTAGCCAAGTTCATGCTAATGATAGTTTAGGGTGGCGTACTGCTTGTTATGATGCTGAAAACGATCAGATTCTTACACTTTCAGGAGCCGCTGATAATAGCGCAAATATAATTATTACAGCATTTGACATTGATGGCAGTGGGGCATTGAGTGAATCGCATTATCGTGTAATGGGAATAAATAATGATCTAGCTGGGTCAGAGCTTGCTCAAGGGAGCAATTGGCCTCAAGTAGTTTCTATGGCAGCAACTAATGGAAGAATTGCTTGTCAATGCAGGTATGGGGCGTTACTTTCGTTAACAAATACAGGCAGTGCTTTTACTGCAGGAAAAGTTAGAGATGGGACTTGGGGTTCTTATGGAACAGGTGTAACTAGAATTATGGGACTTCATGTTTTAAATGGAGTCGCTGATCAATTTGCAGGGTTTTATACTAAAAATTCTACAACAGGTGAAGGGCTTGAGACACCTATATTTAAAGTAGTTTTTAGCATTGATAGTGCTGGAAATCCTATTAATCTAAAAGAATCTCGTGCTGGTAATTCTGCAACTTATGGGGCAACTTCAAGAGGCAGACCCCTTGATTTTCAAAGTGATGCTGAGAATCATGTTGCTGTAACTGGTTTTGGCGGCACAGGCAATTATTTAATGTATCCAAATATAGCTGCTGGTGCTAATACGATGCGTTTTCATAGCATTAGTGCGTCTGATTTTGATATGAACCTTTTATCAGGGAGTGCAAAAACAGGAGCAGGTAACGGTAGTACCTTTACACTTAATTTGTCAGGAGCAACGCAAACGACCAGTGGAAAGATAGCTGGAACAAAATACTTTTTTGATCCTACTGGCGCACTTACTGAAGGCACACCGTCAACTACTCCTTTTGCTTTTTATGGCACAGCACTCAGCGCAACTGAGATAAATGTAGGAAGAGATATTCAAGTAGCTACTCCTGATTCTAATGTTGATTTATATAACGCTGTTCCTACAGACCTTATATATTCTGGAACAAAGTTTGATACCTATTCTACTGGCAGTCCTTGGGCGACTTATTACACTGCATATCATAATGAAAGCGAAGTTATATCAGCGAGTGGCACTAGCACAATTTTAAAAGTTACAGGAAGCGGAAAAGTATTATTTCTTATTTTGGGAAATAATTCTTCTTCAGTTGCTAATACTAATGTTGATGTCTTTTTTGATGACGTTTTTGCTTTTAACTCAGGTACTGTTAGCACTGGCACAAGCCGCCCTTTGCCTTTAATTGGAGAGATGGGCGGTCATATTGTGGCTACTGGTTTTGGAAGACATTTTTCTACTTCAGATTCTTATGTTTTTAATAGAAGTTTTGAGGTAAGACGAAATGCTGCAAGTGCAGTAACAAGTTGGCAGGTAGTTTATAAGATTATAGGAACTTAAAATGAAATTAATTAACTTAACAAATACGGATAAAGATCCCGTTGAAGGCGATGAAATGTTAAAAATTTCAGGGGGTTTAAAAATTTATTATACGCATTCTGCTGTTGGGCCATCTAAAGAAGAAGCAGCAAAGAATTGGAGAAACCAACAGTTAGTTGAATCGGATTGGATAATTTCAATCACAGATCATCCTCAACACGATGCTTATAAAACGTATCGAACAAAGTTACGCGATTGGCCTAGCACTTCTGACTTTCCAGACACTAAGCCAGAACTAGGGAGTTGATGAATGGCTCTAACTAAAGTTAAAGCAGGAGTAATGGGAGCAAGCTCAGTAGGACGAGCTTCTATTGTTGACGGTGATATTATAACTTCAAAGATTGCTGATGATGCAATTACGTCAGCTAAAATAGCTGATGACGCTGTAGTTGCTGCTGCTATAGCTGATGATGCTGTAGTTGCTGCTGCTATAGCTGACAATAGCGTAGACATTGCAAGGCTTAACGTAAGTGATGGTACAGCTGGTCAATTTCTTTCTACTAATGGAAGTGGTGCTTTAAGTTTTGCAACAGCTGGCGGTGCTTATACAGGATGGGCGGTTAAGACAGGAGCTTATACTGCTGTTGCTGGTGATCAATTAATTGTAAATAGCGCAAGTGCAGTTACAATTACTCTTCCTGCTAGTCCTTCTGTTGGGGATACAGTTGTAGTAAAAGCAAGAGGAGGCGGCACAGTTACTCTTGGAAGAAATTCTTCAAATTTTGAAAGCGGAACAACAGACGGGACTTTGTTTTCAGGAAATAAAACTCAAGTTGTTTACATTGATTCAACGATTGGTTGGGAGGAACTCTAATGCCAATATTAGGAGGGAATAATTCACAGGGTGCTTTCCCTACCATGTTTTTTCAAGTAAGCCAAACATGGGCTTGTCCAGTAGCGATGGAAGCAATCGTTTATGTTATAGGTGCTGGTGGTTCTGGAGCGTGTGTTGGTGGTTACTATGATCAAGATCGTAATTCCA